AATAAATCTTTTTCAATGGTTTGAAGTCCTTGAATATCGTTCAGAGTTTGTTTGTTTCTATCTTGAACGTCTGAAATATTAACCGTGGATGAACTCATTATATACTATAAGGTAAAATTATTCCAAGTTAGAGTAGCGGTTTTTGCCACTTATGTCAAAATATAATATATATGAATCCACTTAAATAATTCAACCGCAGCGGTGGTATTCCAAAAAATAAAATTTTAAAGCGCATTGCCAAGTTTAAAATAAATTTTTTATTTTTAGAGTGAGACATATAATTTATATGAATGTTAGGTTTTCAGGATTGCGGTAGCAGTCGTAGGGGTTGCTACGCAGACCTAGGTTCCCTACTGACGCAACATATTAATCGTCACGATGACAACTCCAATCGCAATAACACTCCACAATATATATGCGTAGTTTTCTTGTAAAACCACCGTGTTACTATCTGCCACAATGCCATGAATGTTGGCAACCTCGTTTTTATTATAGTTCGCGTATTTTCGCGCAAGCATCTTGTATTTCAATAAGTTTTCATCCAACACTTGTTTGTCTATTCCTATTTGGTCATTCAAGTTAACATTCATTGTTTCTAATGCTATGATTTTCTCAACGATTTTTTGCGCGAGAGACGCGAGTTGTGCTCGAAGACGATTCAACTCATTCTGTTCTCTCTGTAATTCGTTAGATAGTCCACATAAAGTAGTCGGAGTCATTGCTTGATTTGTGTTTTTAAACGCAGACCATTGAACGCTATCTATATTTGTCACCTCTTTACTACAACTCGGCGCATTTTTCACACCAGGTTCTCTCAAATAGTAATCTGTGTTTGTATTGGGTGTTTTCGTTCCTATATTTTTTTTGGGATAACATGTTCCAGTTGAATTATCAAAGACAAAACCAGAACAATTCGCGGTTCCATTACACGCCGTTTTACAACTATCCACACTTGAACTCGAAATTGCGCCTAAATCGTTTCCAACTGAGTCATAACCTGAAATTTTATTGTATTTATTACTTGCGCTGTAATCCAACATAGAAGATGGATATACAGACAGGTGGTTTTTATCATTAACGTAACCCATTTGTCCCACAACACTTGAACTACCGATATTACTCAATTGATATACCGCGTTAACCCAACCTCCTCCATACATTTTCCCATCGCCGCCTTTTTTACAACCACTGGTAACTGTGGACGCGTATAACACCAAGTTGCCATCCGTTTGCATAACCAACTGTAATTTTCCGTCATCTGAACCGATGAATTCGCCCGAACCTAATGCTTGGCCAGATAAAATATAAGAAACCCCGTATTTTCCTTTGGACGCCATCCAGTTCGGGTTTGAGTCTTGTTGTTTTCCATTTGTCATGGTGCACCATACTGCGCCGGAAACAGGGGCGCTGGGTGTCCCACGATAAATACACATGTTCCCGTCGGTCTGAAGTGTCAAGAAAAACTGGCAAGCATTCATTTGCGGTTGGCAATTCACATTATACGTCTGACCTTCTGCGTAGTCAATATGTTTTGTGATGGGGGCGTTTCCACATTGATACGAAATATCAAAGGACTTTCCGCAACCGACCGCGGGGTCTCCAAAAGTTCCATTTGAAATTGGAATCATGTTTGAACCGCCTTGAATAATACTATTTACTTTGTCTGTGACATTTCCAATGGGAGCGTGGCAATTTCCACCATAAGTTGCTTGAATGTTGCTTACACCACCACTATTCACACAATCGGCAGGCGCATTCGGCGAACTATACAAGATGTTTCCGGCAGCGGATTTCACTACAAGTTGGCCCGTTGTGGTTAATTGTGAGGTGTTTCCTGACCCGGAACCTGACCCAGCAGTTCCACTTGACCATAGAGCAACCAAGTTTTGATTGACGGCTACGCCGTATTTTTGTGTGGTCTTTAAGTCATTGCTAAGAAAACATTGTGCGTTTCCGTCCGTCCCGTCTTGAAGACCAAAGAGACTACTTCCCGCATCTAATGCGGCGTTCATGCATGTTTGAAAAGAATATGTTTGACTACCACCATTCACTACCGTAGTCATTGCACGTGAATTGTTATCAGCGTAACACCCCACGTATTTGGCAGATGGGTCTTTCACAACAGAATTTACATACACGTTTTTTCCTAAGAACGATGCACCGCCATTCCCGCCATTTTGATTTTTTTCAATGTAGGTGTTTGTTTTTGTCATAACACTTCCCTGACTCGCCTCATAATGATTCAATACATCATTGAATTGTTTTTGTAAATTAGATATGTCTGACATACTTTGTTGAACTAAATTATTGGATTTATTTAATAAGGCATTTGTTTGTTGAACCGCATTTGTAGACGTAGTAAACCCTTCTTTTTTTAGATTTTTCATATTGGTATTATTAGTTGACGGGACAATATGTCCTGTATCCTTTCCCAAGGAAAGATATTTTGGATTTGTCTTTATATTCTTTTGGCGTTCATGAAACGTTTTTCCTTGTCTAAATGACGCAAATTCCGTGGCATTCATTATTATATGTCTATAATAATGAAATAATATAAAACACGGGGGCACCCACGCAACTCTATTACTTAAGTAGTTTGCGCGTCAATTTTTATTGTTTCGCAAAAAGTAAAACTAAGGCAGGAATGTCCACCGGTATTTCAAAAAATGGGGTTTTTAGAGAGTCATAATAATTCTTAGTATTGAAGTTTAAAATATCATTACGTTTTTTGAGTGAGACTTAAAAATTATATAAATACTCGATTATCAGGAGGGGTCGCAGGGGAACCTGGGTTCCCTGCTAAACTAGGGTGTAGGTATAACTTTCAATTTGGCCAAAATAATAAATAAAAATAAAAGACACATCAATAAAAAATTACCAGGGTTTTGTCTCATTAAGAGAGAAATAATAACTGAAATAAAAACAAGTAACCAAAATACACCCTTTAAAGGAAAAGATACAACGTTGGGAAAAATCATTGTTTTAATAGTGTAAAACACTAGAAGTATGGTAACAATTACATAAAATATGTATTGTGAATTCTCTTGTTGAGTTTGTGTATAGGTATCATTGTAAGATTGACTTAAGTCTTCATATTCTTGAACTAACAGTCGTATTTTATTTCGTTCATCCATTAACATTTGGTATTGCGTTTCTAAATTTTGTTTATTCATGTTCTTCTCCTGAATTTGTTGTTGGATTTCTGGAGACAAGGAAGAAAGCAAGGTTGCCATTTGTTCGTGGAGAGAAATTAGTTTTTGATTCAACAATTGTAAAATATTCGCATTTTGTGCGAGTTCAAGAACGATGGCACTTGTATTATCATCTGCGGGAATAATTGCTCCAGCGCCCTTTCGCAACATACATGACTGTGTTTGACTATTAAACGTTGCACCAGTACATGTTGTGTCTGCCGAACAAGCACTTACACATTGTTCCGAGGTTTGAACGTTTACGTTATTTACACTATCAGAACCATAAAACGCACGTTTAGGAAGAGTTACGAATTTTTTTTTTGAAGAATCTTTTCCTGAACCCAATGAGTTTATATAATTCATGTAGGCGCGTTCATATTGTATCATAACGTTGCTAAACTCGGTTTCAAGAGTTTGTAATTGAAGAATGGATGAATTCAAATTGTCACTACTCATTGTTATATTACTATTATAAAAATTAGCAGGGAACCCAGGACTGCGCAGCGCTGGTTACACAACCCCTGCGACCCCTCCTGATAGTTGAATGAGTTAAATAACTCTAAGTCACACTTGAAAAGTCGTAATGATATTTTACACCGATGAAGATTTAAATCCGCACCCGTAGGGTGCGTTTTAATTCATTTATCGGTAACGTTGCCCTTGAAGACTGAACCGCCTTTGGCGGTTTATAATCTTCAAGGGTGTAAAACTTCTTATAATTTGCTACAAATCCCATTTTTTTGCATCAGTGGACATTGTTGATAAAATTTAACAATACGCTTATTTCTCTCGTAAGACAAAACACGCGTTTCAAGTTTTCTTAAAAAGTCCGCATGCGATTGTTTGATATATTTTTCAACATCATCGCTCATTTTAAATTGATTTTTGTTTGTACTCAACCAAAAACGAAACATTGGGTTGTTTTCTACTTTAAAAACACAAAACAAATTCACAATAATAACTTAAGGTTAACTACATATTGATATTATTATTATTATATGAGCAATAGTCAGCATTATCCACCGGGAACCCAGGAAGATTATAACAGTTTTTATTCAAGAAATCTTATGATGGGAAAAGGTAAGGAATTAGAATTTCCCGAAGGGCGGGGAGGTTGCCAGGGGTCGGAGGTCGCTTGCGACCTCAACCTTATTGCGCGAAGCGCAATGGGGGAACCCCCGGTTCCCCCTAGCAATAGTAATTCACAACCACCAACGCCGTCAATAGAACCAAACCAATATACTATTTATACGAAACAGGGATGCTCTTATTGTGATAAAGTAAAAGAACTATTGAAAGAACAGGAACATAAACATATTTGTATAGACAGCACTGATTATATTTCAGACGAATCTTCTAAAACACGGTTTTTAAATTTTATACAAGAAACCGCACAACTTGAAGAACCGTATAAAACATTCCCGATGGTATTTTATGAAGGTAGATTTATTGGGGGGTTTTCTCAAACAAAACTGTTTCTGGAAAAACAGTCGATATTTTCTTTAACAGAAGATTTTTAGAAGGAATTTCATTTAATTCTTTTAGTTGTTGCATTTGTTGTTTGTTATCAATCACTTCTAATAAAGACAATTGATTCTTTTCTTGTAAATTATATGGTATTGAAATTGTATTTCCCATTTTTTATTATCTAAACACATTATTTCTCAAAAATAACTACGAAATATATTCTCCTATATTATATGTCAGACAATTCACAACTTGATATAATAAAAATCAAAGAAGAAATAGATGAATCTAGACATGATTCATATCCTCTTTATCCCGAAACAGTAGTTTTGGCAATAATGACCCATGGAGGATATGACATTGATAAAAACCGAGATATAGTTGAATTCAATTTCAATGAAGTTACTAGAAACAAAGACGCCACACTGAGAACTATCATAGCGTCATCACCAGGGGTTACATTTTATCACGATGAAGAAATGAACCCAACCTATATTGAAATCATTCAGTCTGAATTTGATGAACATTATTCAGATTCAGACGATAATGTATCGAAACAAGTTAAACTTGATTATATTACAGATGAAATATCGAAAAAACTAAAAAGACTTGATGATTTTCGTTTGAAAATGTATGAAAAAACTGTCAGAATGGACAAAAAACATAAGACAGAAAGCGAAGAAGAAATAAAAGAGATGAGTGATTTCGCAATTTATCAAAAAAATAAAGCGTTCTGGAAAAAAAAATATAAAAATGACAGAATAACACTGATACCGAATAAGGAATTTACAATAAAGTTACCACAAATTTTGACTGATGAAGACGATTATTTCTATAATAAAATAAATATTGTCAATCTTTCAGGTATTCCAAATTTGATGGACGCGCCAGACCTAAATGTAAGACATACAAAAAAATCACATCGATTATTCATGTCAGACATGTTGGATTATCTATATAGCAACGGTGTAAACAACATAATAATAGTTGATTTTAGTTGTTCCAATATTGGGTATCCCAAAGACAATGTGAGCGAGAGAGAAACTAGACTGTTAAGAAGGAGAAGTAATGCGGGTTTGGGTAAGAAATCCCAAAAACGAAGAAAACAATACCCTCAAAAATCATTTTTTACGAAACGTCGTCGCCATAAAACCCGACAAAATAAAAATAGATAAAAACATCATCCAATTTGATATATATTGCGACTTGTAAATTTCCTTTGAATTGGAAATCATTTCATTGGAACCATTTACAGAACCTTCAATGTTTTCCTTTTTTTGAAGTAAAGTCGCATATTTTTTCTTTTCATCTGCCAGGTTATCATTCAAATTACTCGTGTCAGTGGATAAACTCGCCAGGTCGCTTTGAATGCTATTTTTTGTTGTAAACAAGTTTGAATTAATGGTTTGTATATTTCCAGTATAATAGGCGTAGTTAGTTGCGTAGTCGCCATAATTTGGGGAAGTTTGATATAATATATACGACTTCTTGAAATCGCCCAACATACTTTCAAATTGACTTTTATAGGTTTCTAAATTCGTTGCGTTTTGTTTAAAATGGTCTATATATATTTGAGCGTTACTCATTTGAATAATTGAGAGATATTATTATTTTTGGCAGGGAACCCAGGACTGCTAAAAAGATTATGTAAATATAGTATAAATGTTTGACCTTGCGTTTCATATATTCTATTACATTTTATGTTATGACGCATGGTTTTACATATCTCATGTAATTTTACATAACAAGAACCTATATTTTATACATAAAATTCATCATACCCCGAAATATAATACGATTACTTATTCGGATGCTCACAACGC